GTTGCCTTTGCAGTAGCCGCGGAACTCCTCAGGCGTCAGAGCAGCCTCGATTGCTTCGATGCACTCGATCTCGCCTTGCCGGTAGTGCGGCGGCTGGTTGACTGGATCACTCATCAGATCACCGTGCGGGTGTTGTAGTTGGGGTCGGATTCATCCAAGTGGCACTCCGGGCCGAAACCAGTGGCCAGCAGCTCCGGCGATAGCGGCTGCGCTGGAGGTGCCTCAGCGACGGCCGGCTCCTCAAAGCTGTTCAGCCACTCGCGGAACCGATCGCCGGTCGGTGTCTTGGCTGGCCAGGCCACGAACTTCAGCAGCTCCTTTCGCCCGCGAAACGCCATGCTCACGCTCGGCTTCCACGCGATGAACAGCGCGCCGTTCCAGCGGTCCCACTGACGGACCACCAGCAGACCGGGCGCTGTGAACGTGTCGGTCTTCACCGCCAACGCTCCCCGAGCAGCTGCTGGCGGCACACCTCGATCGCCTGCTGCGCCTGCTTCTGCGTCATCACCGAGCCGGTGGCATCCATCGCGGCGCACACCCGATCAAGCAGTTCCGGGTAGTAGGTGTCGCGGAAGTTGGCGGCCATCTCCAGCGCAAACTCCTCCCACAACCCGGTGTAGGTGCAGCAGGTGCGGCCGCTGCGTTGGTAGAGCGCCTCCATCATGTCGGCGCGCTGCTGGTCGATCCTGATGCGGTGGTTCATGGGTCAATCAACTGGCGAAGTTGGAGCAGCTCAGCGCACATCTGCTCCCGGTTGCGGATGCCGCAAATGCCACGCAACTGGTCGATGCGGAGGTCGATCAGGCTGCGCAGGCGCTGGCGTTCATCCTGCTGGCCTTGACGGTAGGTGCCGCTGTCGGTGATCAGCGCTTCCAGCTTGGCGCGGATGGGGTCATTCACAGCAGCACCTCAGCGTGAAACAGAGCGTCAGAGCCATCAGCGCCAGCCATGGCTGATTGACGAGCACCAGCGCAGTCGTGGCGATCAGCAGAACCCAGATGAGCAGATACATCACGCCGCCTCCACGTCAGCACCCGGCCAGCGGTTCTGCGCGTAGCGGATCGCGTGCCGTTTGGTCTCCGCGCGTGTGATCCACGTCAGCGGCCTGGCGCCGGTCGGGTAGACGATCAGCTTGTATTCGCGAGTGCGGCTGCCGGGCTTTGGCCGGCTGATGCCATCGCCCAGCCTCGCTGGTGATGGATCTTCTGCCCAGATGAAGGGCAGCATCGCTCCAGTGATCTCAGGCATGAATGGATGGGTCGGTAACAGTTTCAGGGTTGAGCCATTCGATCTGGTCCCACCACGGCAGCCATTCGCTTGCGGCCTTGTGCTTGGCCTCGGTGAAGCTGTGAGCCGTGATGCACTCGATGATGTTGGCGGACTTGATCTGGAAGTAGAAGCGGCGTGGGCGGGTCACTTGCGCACCTCCAGCTGCGTGCCGCTGTGGGTCATGCCGGGCTGGTTGCTGGCATCAAGGCCGATCATCGCGAACACGGCCGCGGCGATCAGGAAGCAGATGGTGTTGTTGATGCGGTTGATCATGATGCGAGCGCCCGGCGGACGCGGTGACGGGTGATGTTGAGGCGGGTGGCGATCTGCAGCTGACTGAGACCAGTGCGGCGCAGGATGCGAACGCGGCGATCGTCAGAGGCGGTGAGCCAGTCGATCACTGCGACCACAACCAGCAGCGGCAGGAGCAGCTTCCAGATCACCAGAAGGGTGGTGGTGAGCATGACGCGGTGCGGTTGCCTGCGAATCATCCCCCGCCCACGGGGCACCTGCCATCCCGCTGTGACAGTTCTTCACACGGCCTCTTTGCCCACCGCCAAGTCCACAGGCACACGCAGCACCGGCACTGACTTCCCCGTCCCGCGTGTCCAGCCGATCACCGCCACGCTCACCGGCAGCTCGACCGTGTACCACGTGTGCCGGCACTTCAGGCACCTCCGCTGACGGGTCACCCTGCTGGCCTCCTTGCCGTTGGTGGTGAGCGTCCTGATTTCGCCGCTGGTGCACCGCGGACACTCCATCGGTATAATTCCAAGGTACCCCGCCATTATGGCACCATGCGGTTCGGCGAGTGGATGGCGGTGGAGCTCACCACCGAGCAGCAGTTCACCATCGAAAAACAAGCCCGCGCCCTGCTCGAAAGCAAGGACGCGGGCGTTCTGGCGGCTGCTCTCCTCAAGCAGGCCTGCTACCAGCAGCAGCTGCTGCAGCAGGCCGTCAACGAGATCGCTCGCCTCGAATGCGAGCTGATGAACTCCTAGAACAGATCCACATCCAGCACTTCCCCATCCACCGCCTGGGCCAGGCTCTGCGCGGCGCTCTGCGCGCTCACAGGCGGCACCCAGTCGCGCGGCGGTTGTGCCACTGCGCTCACATACGCCAGACCCTTGCTGCTGGTCTTCTTCCAGCCGCTGATCGGCACCTGCACGCTGCCGTACTGGTCCGGCGTCTGGCTCATCACGAACGCGCAGAACGCGTCCAGCTCCTCCACCTTCACGTTCATCATTCCGGTGAAGTCCACCTTGCTGTCAGGCTTGGTGCTCTTGAAGATCGACAGGTTCAGCTTGAAGGTCATCGGTTGGGTTGCGAAGGGTTGTTAGGCAGGCCGCGCAGGTTGCGCTGTTCGTAGGCTTCGACCTCCACCACTGGGTAGAGAACTCGGCCGCCGATCTTCACAAACCGCGGGCCACGGTTCTGGCTGCTGCGCCAGTTGTCGAGCGTGCTGAGCGAGACGATGTTCCGCCATCGCGCAGCCAGCTCGCGCGGTGTCAGGTATCCAGACTCAGAAGATCTCGTCATCAGCAGGCTCCTCCACAGGTGTGATCACCACCGGCGGTGGGTTGGCGATCTGTTGGTTCAGGGTTTCCAGGCTCGCCTTCGGCTGCTGAGGCTCGGCAGCGCGCACCGTCACCGGCTCCACGTCCACCACTTCCTCTTCGGTCTGGATGCCAACCAGCAGCTCGGGGATGTACAGCCGGCCCCAGAAGGCCGCGGCCCGGTAGCGGATCATCAGCTCGGGCATCGTCTGCCACTTGCTGCCGCTCTTGGTGGCCCACCCTTCCTTCTTCGCCATCGCCATGCTCACGGTCGGTCCCTTCAGATCGTTGCCGGTGGCCAGCTCAGTGGCGACGCAATAGCAGGCCAGGCTGTCGCCGGTGCCGGACATCTCGTAGCGCAGCGGGCTGAACCGGCCGCAGCCGTTGACCAGGCCGATGATGAACTGGCTGCTCCAGCTGGGGCGGCCGTGGATGATGTGGAGGTTCTGCATTACCTGGAACGGACTCATCCGCATCCGGTGCGAGATCTCCAGCGCCACCAGGCAGTTGGCGAACCCCTGCTGGCCTTGGAACTGCGGTGGAATCAGCGTCGAGCTGGCGAGTGCCTTGGCGATGCGCTGCGCATCCTCGAACGCCTGGATGCCCGAGAACACGCTGCCCTGCGTGGTGGTCAGTGCTGTGGATTGTTCGGTCATGACTTGAGAGCCATCAGGATGAAGAATGAACCGGCGGCCGCCGTGAGCAGCGACGCGTCGGTGATGTGCTGCAGGAAGATCGCGCCGCACCAGGTGGTGATCGCGATCACGATGAGGTTGGCGATCTGGTCCATCAGAAAGCCTCGATCTCGGCTGGCGCGGCCGGCACCGAGCCATCCGGCCGCGGCCGCATCCAGGGCGGCAGGTCGAGCACCTCGATCTGGTTCGAGTAGCCGGGCCAGTCGTTCGACTCGCGGCACATTGCCAGCCGGGCCAGATCACCCTCGGCCGTGATCGCGCCGGTGGCCACCATCTCCACGCTCGCGGCATAGACCGCCACTGCGTGCGGTGGTTTCTTCTCCACGCAGATGAAGATGAACTGCTCGGGCCGGCGGCCGGTGGCGCGTTCGAGTCCGTCGAGATACCAGGCCGCCTGGACGTGGTAGCGGAAGTTGGCCACCGACTTGCGGAACCCGGCCGGGCTCGCATCCTCGGTGGTCTTCAGGTCCACGATCAGCTGGCCGTCGCGCGTCATCCAATCCGGCCGGCACTTGCACTCGAGACCCGTCGCCTCATCCGTCCACAGGTAGGTCTGCTCGGCCAGGCCGGGACGCTGCAGCAGGAACGCCGCAGCAGGGTGCGCATAGATCGCTTGACCCATCCGCATCACCAGATCGGCGTCGGCCTTGCTCAGCACTGTGCGGTTGCTGCTGGCCACAGAGAACGCCTCCCATTCGGCCTTCCCTTGCTTGGTGCGCCGGTCGATGCCTTCAGGGCATGTCACGTAGCGCTGGTCCCAGGTGTCGAGCTCGAGCACGTGGGTGTGCACGGCTGAGCCGATCACCATCGCAGGCGTTGCCTCGCGTGGCTGGCGGTTGGGGTCCAGGTACGCCGCCCAGTAATGCAATGGGCTGCGTGCCACCTGGTCGAGGTGGCTCTTCGATACACCGCTGTGGCGGTGGTAGTCGGCGATCTCCATAGGCAGGCCGCAGTGAATGCTCCCAGAACTTACCACGATTTCCCGGCTTTTCATCCCTTCCCCCAGTAGTTCTAAGTATTTCCTGCCCTGCCGGCTAGCATCGGGCCGCCCACCTTGGTATTGCTTCCCGGCAGCTCAGGTCAAGTCCCATGAGTCTCACTCTTCGCGACTATCAATCCCGCGCAATACACGATCTGCGCACGGCTTACCGCTCAGGCGCGCGCGCGCCGTTGCTGGTGCTGCCCACTGGCGGTGGCAAGACAATCGTGTTCGCCGCCATCACTGCTGGCGCCGTCGAGCGTGGTCGTCGTGTGCTGATCCTCGTCCACCGGCGTGAGCTGATCCGTCAGGCCAGCGCGAAGCTCACCTGGGCCGGCGTCGAGCATGGCGTCATCGCCGCCGGCTTCGAGCCGTCGGATCACCCGGTGCAAGTCGCGTCGGTGCAGACACTCGCCCGCCGCCTCAAGCTGCAGACCTGGCAGCCCGATCTCATCGTTGTTGACGAAGCGCACCACGCCGTCGCCGGCACGTGGTCGCAGATCCTCGACCACTGGCCCCATGCCCTTCGCCTTGGCGTCACCGCTACCCCGGTGCGCCGTGACGGCCGCGGCCTTGGTGCAATGTTCGATCGCCTTGTGCTCGGTCCCTCGATGCAAGATCTGACTGCACAAGGCTTCCTCACAAGGGCGCGAATCTACGCACCCCAAATCAGATTCCAAGAGGCGAATCTGCGAGTCCGATCAGGCGATTACGCGCCAGAGCAAGCCGCAGCCGAGCTAGACAAGCCATCCATCACCGGCGACGCGATTGAGCATTATCAACGCCTTGGCCGCGGCTGCGGCGCGATCGCCTTCTGCTGCACCACCGCTCACGCTGAGCACGTCGCCGCACAATTCCGAGCCAGCGGCATCACGTCGCAGACCGTACTTGGTACTACTTCCGTTCAGGATCGTGAACTTGCGATCAACAATCTTGCTACTGGCGCGTTACAGGTTCTCGTCTCGGTGGACGTGATCAGCGAAGGCACCGACGTGCCATCCGTCGGCTGCGCCATCCTGCTGCGTCCCACCCAGTCGGAGGGGCTCTACCTGCAGCAGGTCGGCCGCGTGCTGCGGCCCGCACCCGGCAAGGATCACGCGCTGATCCTCGACCACGTGGGCAACGTCCACCGCCATGGCTTCCCGGACGATGTACGGACATGGTCGCTGGATGATGCCCGGCGACGCACCGGCAAGGGCGGCCCGCCGGCTCCAGCGGTGCGCACATGCGAGAGCTGCTTCGCTGCGTTCAAGCCGCAACCCGTGTGCCCCTGCTGTGGCGCCGAGTGCGCAGCACCAGCCCGAGAGATCAGGCAGACCGACGGCGAGCTGCAGGAGCTCAAGCGCGAGGGCATCCGCCAGCGCCGCAAGGAGCAGGGCCGCGCGCAGTCGCTGGAGGCGCTGATCGCCGTCGGCCAAGCCCGCGGGATGCGCAACCCAGTCGCATGGGCCAGGCACGTCTACTTTGCGCGGCAGCAGCGCGCATGATCGTGGCCAACGCCGAAACCGACCTGCAGCAGCGCATCAGGCTCGCGCTCGGCACCGATCCGCAGACCAGACTGTTCCGCAACCAGTGCGGCGCCCTCCCCGACCCCCGCACCGGCCGGCTGGTCACCTTCGGTCTGGCACGCGGCTCTGCTGATCTGATCGGCTGGCGCACCATTGTGGTCACCCCCGACATGGTGGGCACCACCCTGGCCGTCTTCACGTCCATCGAGATCAAGACCCCCACGGGCCGCCTCACGCCGCAGCAGCGCAGCTGGCGCGATGCCGTCCACCTCGCCGGTGGTATCGCCGGCGTTGCCCGATCGGTGGGTGACGCTCTGCAAATCGTCACAGCCACCTGCCAACCTCGCTAACCTTCGCCCAACATCTGCAGCGCATGAGCCACATGAATGACTCTCCTCGATCAGCTCGCTGCACTCCCTGACACCTGGGCGCTCGTCGCCGTCGGTCACGACAAGCGCCCCTACCAGCCCGAATGGCAGAAGCACCCCATCAGCCGCGCCGATCTCACAGCTGAGATCCAGGCCGGCCGCGCCGTCGCGATCGGTGTCATCGCCGGCCCGCAGTCCGGTGGCCTCTTGTTCGTCGATCACGACGGCCTCGGTGCTTCCGAGGTGCTCGAGCAGCTCGGCGCACCACTGCGCGATCTCCCCAAGTCCTGGGCCGTCACCTCCGGCCGTGACGGGCGCCTCCAGATCATCTACCAGGTGCCCGAACCCTTCTGGACCACCATCAAGACCACCAAGCTGCGATCCTCCATCAAGGGCGAACAGCTCGAACTCCGCTGGGCTGGTTGTCAGTCCGTCGTCGCAGGCGCTCACCCCATCACAGGCGCCTACCGCTGGCTCAAAGGCCGCGGCCCCGGCAGTCTTCCACTAGCCGAGGCGCCATCGCTGCTGCTCCAGCAGATGCAGCGCCAGCAGCCTGAGCCCGCACCCCTGCTCCGCCTCCCAGACACCGACGCCAGCCGCGCACGGGACTACCTCGCATCCATCCCATCCGCCGAGGCCGACGACTACGACCGCTGGGTCCAGGTCGGCATGGCACTGCACAGCGTCGGCCATGACAGCCTCCTGGCCGACTGGATCGAATGGTCGGCGATCTCCGGCAAGTTCGAGCCTGGTGCCTGCGAAGCCAAATGGGCCACCTTCAACGGCCACGGCGTCACCCTCGGCACCCTGGCCCATCTCGCCGGCCATCAGAAGGCGTCACGGCCTACCCCAGCCCCGCCAAAGCGCCAGGCCGCGCAGGCGGATCCCACCGTCACCGCGTCGCAGGGAAAGCTCCTCAAGCTCGAGTCCAACGAGCTGCTCCAGCTGCTGCGGCAGCAGATGGCCGACCGCCTGCGCTGGAACACCTTCACCCAAGCCATCGAGCTCGACCAGAAGCCCATCGAGCACATCGAGCACTTCTACCTGAAGCTCGCGCAGGATGGCGTCAAGGTCACCAAGGAGCTCGCCGCCGACGCTGTGCACGTCGTCGCTGTCGAGAACCCCTACGACCCCGTGCGCGAATACCTCGAGCACGTCGCAGACAACGTGCCACCCGTGCCGATCGACCACCTCGCCACCGCATACCTGCGCCCTGGCGATCAGCCCGGCAGCCTCTACGACGCGATGCTCAAGGCCACCCTGATCGCTGCCGTCCGTCGCATCTTCGAGCCCGGCTGCAAGCACGACTCGGCCTGCGTCCTGATGGGACCGCAGGGCTGCGGCAAGTCCACCTTCTGGCGCAACCTCGGCGGCCTCTGGTTTTCCGATGCCCTGCGTGACATCGGCTCGAAGGATGACCTGATGGTGCTTCACCGCTCCTGGCTGATGGAGTGGGCCGAGCTCGATCACATCACCGGCCGCAAGCACGCCGGTCAGGTGAAGGCGTTCCTCACCCAGCAGACCGACATGTTCCGCGCGCCCTACCAGCGCACCACCGAGTCGTTCCCACGCCGCTCCATCATCGTCGGCAGCACCAACCGGGACACCGGCTTCCTGGTTGACGACACCGGCAACCGCCGCTTCTGGGTCATCCCCGTGACCACCGCGCCGCACATCCCCGTCGATGGCCTGCTGCTCGAGCGCGACGCCATCTGGTCCGCAGCTGTTGCCGCCTACAAAGCCGGCGAGCCCAACCACCTCGGCGCCCAGCACTCTCAGCAGGTGGATCAGGAGAACCAGTCCTACCTGGTGGACAGCCCGTGGAAGGCGGCGATCCAGGAGTGGCTCGGCGCCCCGCGCAATGCCGGCCGACCCATCACCAGCGAGCTGCTGCTGACCGAGGCGATCAGCAAGCCGGTCGAGCGCCAAGGCCGCGCGGACCAGATGCAGGTTGCGTCCATCATGAGAGACCTGGGATACGAAAAGAAGCGCGCATGGTTGGAAGGTCGGAATAAATGGGTGTTTGTCCAACCTCCCGGATGAGGTTGGAAGGCAAAAAACCCTGTGCCTTCAAGGGGTCTCCTATCCTCTCTAACCTTCTAACCTTAGTAGTATTCTATAGAATAGGGAGAGGGTGCAGGGAAAAAGGAGCTATAGGGGCAACGTTGGCGTGGTTGGAAGGTTGACAGGAGCCCTTACCGCCATTTCGATCGACCACCACCGGCTCGCGCCCTACCCTTGGCGCATGGCCACCGTCCGCATCGACCTCGACTCAGGAGCCCTTCAGAGGCTCGATAGCCGCGTGCGGCTGCTCACAGACCAGAACCTGCGCTTCGCCGCCGCCAAGGCGCTCACAGGCGCCGCTCAGGCTGCACAGGCTGCGCTGAAGCAGGCCACCCCCCGCTACATCGACCAGCCCACCCGCTGGACGCTGAACGGCACCTACGTGCGCTTCGCCAAGGCCAACGACCTCACCGCCGAGGTGGGCTTCAAGTCCAATGCCCAAGGTCGCGGCAACCCCGCCGGCCGCTACCTGAGCCCGATCGTCAAGGGCACCACCCCTTTGCTCAAGGCCGCTGACCTCGCCGCCACCAAGATCGCCCGCGAGACACGCGGCGCCGTGCTGGTGCCAGCCCGTGGCTCGGGCCTGCTGAACAGCGCCGGCAACGTGCCGCTCAGCAAGTACGCCACCATCCTCAGCGGCGCACGCCAGGGCGGCGGCCAATACTTCATCGGCCCGGTCAAGCGGGGCAGCAGCGTCAAGGCCGTGTTCGAGCGGAAGGAAGGCTTCCTCGGCCGCACCTCCACGCTGGAGACCACCACGCGCCGGCTGTTCACCATCGACCCCAACCCGAAGCAGAGGCGCCAGCAGTTCCCCGTGCCTCAGGTGCTGCGCCAGGGCTTCGAGCAGGCATGGCCTGCGCAGGTGCGGGCCTCAGTGCAGGCCGAGCTGGTCAGGCGCCTGGGGGGCCGGTGAGCCCCCCCTACCCCCCCGGGGGGTCGCGGGTCCTTCCCCCGCCCCTGGCCGCGGGTGTTTCGCGAC